AAAAAATTGTCATAAAATTGTCATTTTAGTTAGGTTGCTAATAGTACGGTTCCGAAGCAATGACAAATTTGCATCTTTTTATGACAAAAATGACAAACCCACTTTTAAAATTGTCATAGGTCAAGTTGTTGCGGCACAGCATTATAAGAAAAGTGCAATGACAAATTTTATTTGCACTTAAAGCTATACAACACATAGAGTTAAAGCGAATCTATGACAAATATGACAGTTTTTTTACGTAAACGTAAGGGAATAAAAATATATGTATATATAGGGTAAATAGAGAGAATATGTATAAAAAGCCAATATATATATAAAACATAGCGAAAAACTATCATTTCTGTCATAAACTGCCCTAAAACATTGACTACGACCAGCCGGAAGGCACTTTTCAAAATTGTCACAAAATAATTTTTAGAGGATAAAAACAACAGGAGGATTAATGGAGCAAATTAACATTGATTTTGAGGCTAAAAAACAGGCTATTTTTTGCATGCAAAAAGGCACCATAAAACTACGAGATTATCAGCAGAATATTTATGAGGAAGCGATTAACATTTTGAACAAATACGGTCTCGTTTATCTGGCACTTGAAACCAGGCTCGGCAAGACATTTATTGCAGCATTTCTGGCTGACAAATTTCTAAAGGATCAGAACCAGAGTTTTCTATTTGTCACGAAAAAGAAAGCGATCCCAAACATAAAAGAGAATCTCGAGGATATGGGATTGGCTGCCAGATGCAAATTGATCAACTATGAGTCAGTTCACAAGGTCAAAGAGTTTTATCCTGTTATCATTCTGGATGAGGCTCACAGGCTCGGGTCATTCCCGAAAAAGTGTAAAGCAGTCAAAGTGCTTGAGAGGATGACAAGGAACTCATTGATCATTTACCTGTCAGCTACACCAACACCGGAATCATTAAGCCAGATTTATCATCAATTGCAACTATCCTCACATTCACCGTTCACTCAATATGCTAACTTTTACAAATTTGCTCGCAAATACGTCGACGTGAAGCAAAAGAAGATAAAAAAGGGTTTATCTGTTAACGATTATTCAAATGCCCGAGAATCGCTTATTATGCCTTTGATTGCTCCGCTCACTATTAAGTACACTCAGGAGCAAGCAGGATTCCCATTCCCCGAGATTGATGAGCGGATCGAGTTTGTCAAGATGAATGATAATGTTAAGTTGTTGTCAAACATACTATTAAAGCATAGCTTCTATCAGAGTAAGTTACAGCCGGAGTATTTTATTGACATCGGCAGTGCAGCGGATATGCAAAATAAGATACACCAAATCAGCTCAGGCAGTGTAATTTTCAAAAATGACCAAGATGAGCCGGAGTATATGATTCTGGATGAGGCGAAAGGCAGGCGATGCAAGCAATTAATCAAGGGCAAGAAAACAGCTATATTCTACAAATTTATAGGCGAGAAAAACATCATAGAATCTACCTTAGATCAGTGTAACTTAACCAATGACCCGATTGAGTTTGAGTCTAATAAAAATTGCGTGTTTTACGGCCAAATACAAGCCGTTAAGGAAGGTATCAAGCTAAAGTCAGCAGAACAGATCATTTTCTTTAATATCTCGTTCTCTTGGACGGATTACGCTCAGGCAAAGAACCGACTACAGGACATGCACCGGGAGCATCCCCCTAAGCTGATCTGGTTATTCTCAGAGGATGGAATTGAGCAGAAGATATATAAGCGACTGATGAAGAAAAAAAGCTTTACAACAATACACTTCAGGGCAGACTATGACTACAAGTATGTAAAAAAACAGGAGCAACAATGAGCGAGCAAACAATACAATCAAGGATAATGAAGGATATCAATAGCCGGAAGGGTTGTCACGCTTTTAAGATTGTCAGTGCAAGTAAAGCAGGCTGTCCGGATATATTAGCCTGCATCAATGGTCACTTCATCGGGATGGAGATCAAGAAGCCTGGTGAGATTCCTACACCACAGCAGGCACACCGACTAACTCAGATTAGATCATCTGGCGGCGTCAGTGTCTGGTTTGATAGCTTTGACAGTTACTTTGACTGGATTGAACGGTTCATTCCTAGGGCACTATTTGAGGTGGATGATTCGTTCCGTGAGTTAGCACCGCCAACGGCAAAAATAATAGAGGAGTTGATGATATAGCAAAATAATACTTGACAAGTGTTTTAATGCGGATAGAATATGGTTGAGAGATTGAGAGGGGGCTGAATAATGCTAATGCCTGCACACCTGCAAGCTGAGTTGATGGATCGCTTTAGTCTTACGGACAAACAGGTTTACGCTGTTTACTTGGGTGTGTTACATTATCCTATTCCTGCCGATTTCAAGTTGGCTTTACAGCTTGCAGGGTACAAAGACGATTCAAAGACCTTAACAAACACAGCTAACCGATTAAATAAATGCAAAAAAATAATTGCACTGCGAAAATATCTCAAAGCGAAACGAAAGAGACGTGATGATGATATTGAGCTTACGGACGAGAAAGCATTATTGACAAGCATCATCAAGCATGATCCAGCTGACCTGTTCAAGGTTGAGATGATTGACAAGTATAATGCAGGTGAGGTTGTAGGATCAAAGCCGGGAATCAGGCAATTAGCTGTCACGGAGTTGCCGGAGAAGACAAGACTAGCTTTGAAGCATGTACGCTCACACACTGACAAATACGGTCAAGTACACTTTGAGTACATCGCACATGATAAGATTGAAGCGATTAAAGCAAAGGCAGACATTAAGAACCCTAAGACGGAGAAGGATCAATTCGAGATAGTATTCGAGGAGCGGCGCAATGAAGAAGATCATTAAGTTTGCTCCTGATTACTTTTTGCCACATCAGCAAGAGTTCCTTGATTCAGAGGCTAAGCAGAAGGCATTAGTCACCGGTTATGGTGGCGGCAAGACGTTTGCGTTCATCTGGGAAACATTCATGAACCATCTATTCCTTGTCAATAAGGAAGGTCAATCAAACGGCTGGATAGTTTATCCTACATTCAGCATGGCAGAAGAGCTGTTTGTTGAGCCGTTCTTAATGCTATTAGATAGATACGAGATAGATTACAAGTACAATTCAACAAAGCATCTGATATCCTCTGAGTATGGTAAACTTAGACTGTATCAACTCCAGACTCCTCATCGGATGGTAGGTGCAGAGCTGACATTCTTAGGGTTTGATGAGTTTGACATTGGCAGTTACAAGAACTGTGACATAGCATACAAGAAGGGTGTTGGACGATTAAGAGGCAGCAATAAGACCAAGATGTACTTTGTCACTACACCAGAGGGATATCATTACATACACAAGCTATTTGTTGAGGATAATGAGGAGGGCGAGCGGCACTTGATCAAAGCCAAGTCAACCGACAACCCTTACTTACCGGCTGACTACATTGATGATCTCAGAAAGAACTATGACAGCAAGCTAGTAGAGCAGTACATGAACGGTGAGTTTGTCAATCTGCGAGGCTCTGCGGCTTACTACGAGTTTGACAGAGAGCGACATTGTAAAGATTTTGGCATTCACAACGCTGAGAAGAAGCCACAGGTGTTATATATGGGGATGGACTTCAATGTTGATCCGATGTCAGCAGTTGTGGCAATCAAGCGAGATAATAAACTAATTATGTTTGATGAGATAATTTTGCGGAACAGTAACACCCGGCAGATGATCGATGTGATCAAAGAGCGGTATCCGGGTGCATATATATCAATTGCACCTGACCAGACAGGCGGCAGCCGTAAGACATCGGCTGAGATTGGAGTAACGGACATCCATCTATTAAAGCAGGCAGGTTTCAAGATACTTGGCAGCGGCACAAACCCAAGTGTCAAGGATAGCTTGAACGCTGTCAATGCGGCTCTATATCAAGGTAGACTAGAGATTGACAAGCGATGCACTGCATTGACAAATGACTTTGAGAAGGTCGTGAGAGATGATGCAGGTGAGATTGACAAAAAAGATAGTAATCTTTCACATATTTCAGATGCAGGTAGATATTTAGTTTGGTCACAGTTCCCATTATACGGATCAGCAATAAGGACAAGAGGCAGATAATGACATTAATACAGAATGGCAAGAGACTAGCCAAGTGGCGGCACAACATAGAGCGACAGCTTGACATTGCTGAGAGGATAGCATTCTTGGACAATCGACAAAAGGATTTTCTGTATGCTGACTTGAGGCTGATATTCCCTGAAACATACGCCCAGATGGTTAATTTTGCTTTATGCTTGCCGACAACCCAAGAGATAATCGAGGAAATCTCAATGATATTCCAAGAGCCTCCGACAATAACCTTGCCAGATGATGAGGAATTGGAAGAGAACTTGGACCAGATGCTGAAGAAATCAAGATTGGGCATCGTCCTGAATGATGTGAATAAGCTAGTCAACTTGACAAATATGGTGGGTGTAATGCCTGTATATAGAGATGGTAGAGTTGACCTGGATGTATTGACAGGCGATAATCTATTTGTAACTCAATCAGATGCAGACCCGACACAGGCTGAAGCTGTGTATTATCAATATGGGATAGTAGAGGACTCACCGACAAAGGCGGAGAGCATATGCAAGTATGTCAAATTAACAGCTGACACAGTGTCATTCGTCGAGATCAACGCACACACGGGTGAGATTGCGAACGAGACAGATGTTGAGTATCACGGATATAATCAGATCCCAATTGCATGGTTTACGAATACGGTACAAACTAACACATTCTGGCCAACAAAGGATTGTCCTGTGGTGGAGTGCAACCGAAAACAAAATATAGTAGCAACTGACAAGATGCTGGCATTGAACATGACAGTACCTACATATTACCAGACTACGAGTCAGGAAAGTACAGACAGCGGCACTGTCATTGGTCGATTGGGTGTCATTAATCTACCTATGGAGTACGGCGGAGGTCAAGCAAGTTGCGGCTATGTGCAACCAGACTGGACTATCGACAAGATGGATGCAGCTATCGAGGAAATGAAAGTAGTTGTCGGATTAGCTTATGGGATTAACCCTGACACGCTGAGATCAAAGGGCGGTAGTGCATTTAGCTCTGGATACCAGATGCGATTGGCACAACAGACGCTGATGAACCGGATCAATAAGGAGAAATGGTTTTATTTAGAGTCTATCGAGGAGCTGATCAGGCTGATGATGGCATGTAGCACAATGAATAATGACAAGTCATTTAGTAATGCAGAGAGCATGCGAATATTAGTTGACCTTGCACCTATTACGTTTGACGAGTCACCGATTGACACATTAGATTATTTAGAGCGTTTGGTGATGGCAAATATTATATCTCCTGCGGAAGCAAAACGGATTATCTCAGGCAGTGAGATGTCAACAGATGAAGCAATGGAACAGATTAAACAAAACAAAGAAATGAAAGAAGAATTGAGGGGCGGGATTGATCCGCTTGACCAGACAGAGGCATTAAATGACTGACAAAATCTATGAGGCTAGTGTTGACAAGTACAACAGGCTGATTGACAAGGCTACTGACAAACTTAACAAGTCAGTTGCTCTGTATGTCAAGGATTTTGATGTTGACAAACTAGGTCGGATCACCAAATCAAAGGCAAACCAGAAGTTGGTTATGAACTTTGACAGATGGCTACGGTCACAACTCGGATCAAGCGGATATGATGGAGTGTTGGTTGATTTTGCGAAGGATACAAAGCCGTTTATTAATAAGGTTATTGACTGGCAGGCAACCGAAGCGGGAGCGGGTGTTATTCCAATAGTGTTGAAGTCCACTGACATTTCGTCGATTGTAGCAATGCAGAAGATTGACTACAGTCTTTTGGACAACCGGATCACCGCATCAATAAGTTCAATAAAAGAGCAGCTGTATAGGTCAATGGTACTGGGTGAGGAGTGGAGTTCTGCAACAGGATTTATCAAGACATCATTAGATAAAAATTTACAACAGTACACACAGACATATATTAACACATCCCGGAGCTTATTAATCCAGGAGATGGAGGATGTTTCTGCAAGTCATATATCTGGTGAGCATTATTGGGAGTATATTGGCCCCGACGACAAGAAAACAAGAGAAATCTGTGTTGAGGCTCTGAACAAGAAAGTATTTACAGACGATGAGCGGCAGGCATACATTGACGAGCACGGTGTCAGGTATAATTGCCGACATATATTTATGCAAATCACGAAAGAGTATTACGAAGAGTATTCAGGAAATGAAATTGACAAATAACCAAATAACCAAATAACAAGAAGGATAGAACGATGGCGTTGAGCACACTAAAAGGGATTGAACTAGGTGATTTTATTACAGTTGATCACGACACTAACACAATCAGCTTTAAGATCCAGAATGGAGCAATTAAGGAGAATGGATTGAATGTGTGTCGGGTTGACAACATGATTGAAACTGCCAAAATTATTATTGAAGGGCTGAACAAGAACTTCCCATCTGATTTTAATACTTTTGCAATTGAAGGACTAGACAAGTCATTGATTGCATTAAAAGAAAGAAAAAAAGACAGAGAGCATAGAGGCGTTGAAGGTTTTGAAAAGAAGTAAATTGACAAATAACACAACCATCGAGAACAGAACTCGTAAAAATGGAGGTACAAATGGATTTTAAGGCAATCTTAGCCAAACATGGGATCGAGAACGAAGCTGTCATTGCTGACTTGCAAACAGCTATTGACACATCTAACATGATACCCAAAAGCAGATTTAACGAGGTGATCAGCCAGCGAAATGATTTACAGGCTACTAACACAGAGCTTGAGAATAATCTTGCAAAGGCAACCGCTAACTTGGGCGATATCAAGGTAAAACTCACATCGGCAAAATCTGAGAGTGCAAACGCACAGGAAGAATTGAAGGTGTATGTTGACAAACGTAATGAGCTGATGCTTGCAGACTGGAACAAGAAGTCTGCTGTTTTCGACGTCAAGAAAGGCGACGCCAATTTTGAGAAGTTTGAGAAGATCAAGCAAAAGTTCAAATTTGCTGACAAGGATACACCGTTAACTCCTGAGCAAGTTGACAATAATCTATCACATTACAGGACATACGACGAGATCGGATATTTCGGAAGTGATAATACAAACGCACCTGCATTACCGAAGGGCAAAAGCAACAATGGTAATCCGGTGAACAAATTAGACGAAATATTCCCAACATAAAAAAGCGAGGTTAAAAAATGGCTAATACATTAGGGAAGCTGGTAAAGGCATGGGCTGGAGCTGGTGAAGAACATCTTGACGATGTATCAAAACATTCTGGATTACTTGAGGTTCTTTCTTTTAGAGGAGCTTCACATGGTCTTTCTGACAAATTCAGGATGAAAGTAACATTGCCGGGCAACTCTAACAGAGGTTTGAACGGTGGAGTTATTCCAACAAGCGGAACGGGCAAGTTGCTCCAACAGGATTTAGCATTGATCGACTCTCTCGAAGAAGTTGACAAGACAGAAGCCGAAGGGTACCCTGGTGGAGTGAACGCTTATTTCAAAAGCGAAACACCCGGACATATTGAGAGCATGTTACAGACTATTGCCTATCAAATGTTCTACGGAACAGGCAACAACAAAACCATCAAGGGCTTTGCACAGTACGCAATAGACAACGGCAAGGCAACAACTTTAGGCGGTTCAGCTGGTAATGATATTTTCTGTGTAACGCTTAAAAAGAATGTTTGCGAAGGATTGTATAATGCACAGGCTGTTAATGCAGGCAATCTTGTGACTGTAGAGAATGTGAGTGGCCCAGCTGGTGTTTACAAGGTTCTTGACACTACTACAGGCGAAGAGCTGAAAGTGTTACAGACTTCTTTTGAGTCTCGTATTGGATTAAGAGTTGGAGCACAACACAGTGTTGCAACACTCACCAATGTTGATGCAACTCATAAGCCAACAGCAGCAAACTTGCTGACATTGATCAGAGCAGCAAAAGCAAAACCGTCAACATCATTCATCTTCGCAAACCAAAAGACTCTTGACTGGATTGGCGGCTTGAAGGCGGCAATGATGGAAATGGGTCCAATGGATACAAATTTTACTCAGTTCGTGGGCAAATTCGAGGGAATCCCTTTGATGCTTGACGAAAACATTCCAGAAGTTTAAAGGAGAAAACATGGCTATTCCAAATCAAGGTCATTTAATAGATGACAATTCGATCCTTGCAGTTAGTACAGCCGCTTCGGGGACTCTTCCTGATGGCTCAAGTGCATTGGCAGGGGTCGCCAGTGATGCTGTTTTTATTGGCCCCACTGCAAATGCAGGGCTAACAATTACAGCAATCGCAAAAACAGAGATCACTATTGCAACGGCAAAGCTCTTATCATTCGAGGTTCTTTGCGGGACAACTGCAAGTAATTGTGCAATTCCGGTTGCAGGGCATGTGTTACCATTCAATATCAACGCAGTTGATGATGAAGTTGTTATTGCAGCAGGCGACACGCTGTTTGAGTACACTATTCCACCAACTTTGTTTGGTGCTAATACTTATGTGCAGCTCAAATCATGGGCTGATGAAGACCAAAGTGGATCTTCTTACGATGCTTTCATTTCGATGACTGTTTAGACATTAACAAAGCCGGTGGGGGTGTTTTTACTTCCTGTTTGCATTCTCATCGGCATAACTAAGAGAGATTAATTATGGCTTATGACTGGTCGGCAACTACACTATCAACACTAGAGTCAATTGCAGCGATTGAGACCGAGATCAATCTCAGGTCACCGAGTGGCGAGGATGTCACGCTTGCGGATGAAATAGATATTGCATCGGCAACCAATCCGCTTGCCGGCTGTGTCGGGATATCTGTCACAGGCTCACAAGGTGCGGTAACACTAGCTGTGACGGCGGCAAGTGAGATCAAGATTGCTGATGGGCATTCGCTAACCGTGACATTCCGTGATTGTGCAACATTGACCGGATCATATGAAGAAATATTTCCTGGCATGATTGTGTATTATAAGCGAGCGAGCGGTGCAGACGTGACAATTGATGCAGATACATTATTTGCTAGTTTTGTAGTGCCTGATAGCTGTCAGGACTACATCAAGCCATATATCACATCTAGTGCAAGCAACACCGGCACTATCACAATAGCCAGTGAGCAAACTTGGCTGTCAAAGATAACAACTGCTAAATTAATGATCGGGAATATGATCCAGCAGATGTTACCTGAGTTGATAGGGGGCTATACCGGATCAACTCCTGAGTATGGTCTTGAGTACATGAGAGTAATTGATCAGGATGGTGGTGATGTATTAGATATTATTGCTAACGCTTCAGTATTTGATCTGGCAAGCGATTTGCTTACATTATCCTTGATATATGAGGACTTGATCGAAGTGCCTGAGGACGTAATGACCAGAAAGTCAGAGATGTATCACAAGCGGTTTATGGATGCTTTCGCAAATGCTAGAAAGATTATCAATCTTGATATTGATCGAGATGGAGATGTTGACAAGTATCGAGCCAAGTCAACACCAATGTTGAGGCGAATATGAGCATAGATGCAAAGATTGCAATCAAATTGCCTAACATGGATGTGTACAAAAAAGCGGTTGATGTGACACAGCCGGAGATGCTCAAGTCAGCATTATTCATCCGGCAAGAGATGTTGAAAAGGTTAGAAACAGGTCGAGATATTTTTCTAAAGCCGTTTAAGCCTTACGCAAAATCGACAAAAGAGTATAAAAAAGAAATGAGGAAGAACCCAAATATAGTCAATATGGAAGATTCTGGACAGATGATCAACAGTCTGAGAACCAATGCAAAGGTCAACAGGTCAATTGTTGACATAGCTAATGCACAACGACGAAAAATAGCTGACAAGCATATGGAAGGTCGTGGAGTTCCTAAGCGGGCATGGTTCGGCTCATCCCAAAAAACAGTAAAAAAAGTAATAGCAGACATCCGAAAAATTATGGATCAACATATTAGGAGAGCAAATGCAAAATAAACTATCTCCAATATTGGGCGACATACGCAAATTATTAAAAGAGATTCCGGGTGTAAAGACAGTTGGACATTATCCTGAGTATGTCAAAAATATTAAAAGCTCAAAGATGCCGGCTATTATGGTCGGTGTTGATAGTATTAGTTACCCGGTTGACGAAGCTCAGAACATGGGCTATACAGTCATAGCAAATATTAGGGTGATGGTATATTTGAACGTTACAACCAATGTTGAGATTGCGATCCTGGATTTGAAAACAAGCATTATAAATAAACTAAATAAAGATTTATCGTTGAATCAGGAAGTATTGCTGTTGTGGCCTACCAATGTAACGATAGGTGATTTCAGCCCTGACTTTGATTTTTACACACCTAACATAAGCGAGCAGATGACATTATTCGAGATTGATTTCGAGTGCAAGTTTTGCGATGCTATAATTGATAGATAGGGGGCACAATGCCAAAGGGAAAGATGGTCAAGTTTGAAATAATTAAGCTAGTAACATGGCAGACAGGCGGCAAGTCATACAAGCTGGGAGCTTTGAAAGAGCTGCCTGAGCATGTAGCAAAACAATTGTCAGACTGTGGCTATATCAAAATCATTAACAATAAAAAGAATAAGGGGGCATAATGGCTTTTCGACAGGGGGCTTATCCGCTAATGCTGATTGGCAAAGAAACAGCTTATGGCACTGAGCAGACTACACCAGAGAACAAGTTTGCAGATATTTGCACAATGCAGGCGATCACAAACAGTATTGACAGGGCTGTCAAAACACAGACTTACGAGCCGGACTTTTGCGAGACAACAGCGGGCACAACCGGCGGAACGGTGAGCGTTTCGGGGACATTATCACACGGTCACGCAATTTTCTTAGAGGCGTTCTTCAGCGATGATTCTTCTCCTCATGCGTTCCAGGTTGATCCAAACACATTCCAGAGTTACACGATTTACAACCTGTTCAATGGCGGTGAGGTATCAACAAAAACAAACTGGAAAGGTGACATAGCTATTGGTTGTGTATGTGAGTCTTTCAATATTACCGGATCACAAGGTGGAGTAATTGGCTATGAGGCAACATTCAGGGCTAAATCGATTGCAAGAGAGCAGGACTTGTCAGGTTTAACAACTACAACAATTACAGATGCAAGCAAGCCTTGTTATATCCCGTTCAAGTTCCAGTCGGTTACTGCCGACATGCTAAATTCAACAGTGACAAGCATTAACTCATTTTCCATCAGCTTAGGCAATGAGTTTGCTGATGACACAGTTGCTTACCAAAACTCAGCAACTAAGCTCAGGGAAATAGCGGTAAAAGCAAGCGGTGAGCTTGCTTTTGATGTTATTTATGATGCGGCTGTAGCCTTGACATATAATCCAATATTAATGGCAACAACCAACCTTGATGATGTTATCACGCTATCGGGTGGATCTGGCACGTTCATCATTACGATGTACGGCAAATATACATCTTATGATATTGCTGATCCTGACAAGGGCGTTTATGTAACATCGATTAACAAGCAACTCCAGGCAAATGCAAGCGGCTCGGCTATCTCAATAGCTGTGTCATAACAAAAAAACAAACAGGGAGGAAAAATGGCAAAGGCGAAAAAAGTGAAACTAACGGAGAACACATCGGCAAAATGGAAAAACTGTTTTATGTCAGACAATCCTGAATATATTACAGAGATATATGATGGAGAAACTCACATCGCAACTGTGAAAGGTCTATCATACTTGGATCGAGCGGCAATCAATAAAGCAGCTTTGAGCAACCAGAAGATGTATAACTTTAATGCAGATTCCGGAGAACTTGAACGAAATAAAGACGTTGATATGAATTTGGAAGCTATGCAACTAATGACAATCCATAAGGCATTAACCGGTCATCCGGATTGTTGGTTTATTGGTGGTGATGATGTATCTGTTAGAAAACTTGATAAGCTGGATCATGAGCTTATACAACTGCTCTATGTCAAAATTTCAGAGGCTAATAAAAAAGCTGAGAACATTGCAGGGCTTGAGCAAAACTAAGGCGAGTCATATTGCTCAACACAAGCCAAAAGCCGGTAGACTTGAGCAGTATGACAGAGACGCAGAGGGAAGGAATATTAAATGAGAATTATTGCAAATATTGCGACAACTATCTTGACGATAAAGGGGATGTAAAGTGCAATACAAAGCAACACGGCAAGGTTATCCCGGCGGTGGACTGGATATACAACTGGGCGCTAGAGTGGAAGGATGGCAACCGGAAATATCCATTCGGGAAAGATTGGGACGAGTTACCTTATTGGATCCCGCATTTATTACAGCGAGGTTATTTAATCTTAATGGAAGCAATCGAGGATAGATAAATGGCTCAGAAAATATTGATCGAAACAGTAGTAAACACAGGCAAGGCAAAAGCTGAGGTCAAGAGCTTAGGGACATCTTTTAAAGACTTGGCAATTAAGGTTGGCGGTGCAGTAGTAGCTTACAAAGCTCTCAAGACAGCCGGTCAATTTATGTCAGAGTCAGTCAAAATGGCAAAAGAGCAGAAAGATGTTTACAAAACTCTTGAAGTCACGATCAACAACACCGGTGCAAGCTACAAAGCGGCTAATGCAGAGCTTCAGAAACTATTTGCAACTCAGCAGAAGAACACGATATATGGCGACACAGAATCAGCGGCAATGCTCACAAAGCTCATAGAGCGAACAGGCGACTATGAGACTGCTGTCAATAATTTAGCACTGGCTCAGGACATGGCAAGCTCTACTTCTTTTGACGCAAGCTCGGCAACTAATTATCTTGGTATGGCGTTAGCAGGCAATATTGAGATGCTAGGGCGATATATTCCTGAGCTAAAATCAAGTGTCAATGAGCAATTAAAGAGTATGACTGCAACGGAAAAATCAGCTTATGCAGTTGACCTACTAACAAAAAAATATGGCGGATTATCTACAGAAGTCGATGAGAATGTACTTGCAGCGGCTAGGCTAGAGAATACTTGGGGCGATGCAAAAGAGAGTCTTGGTGACGCTTTGTTGCCTGCTGTAACTGAAGCGACAAAGGGATTGATCGGATTATCAAAGGCAGCAGAGTCATTTTTTGGGATGTTCGACACAAGCAAGGTTGCAAATGAGAGCATTGCAAGAGCAGCAGAGAACATAAAAATAATTCAAGATACATTAGTCGGTACACCCACAGCAATCCTAAAAGACGCTCTGGCAGACCAGGAAGAATATTTCAAAGGGTTGATTTCCGGCTTAGAAAAATATCCAGAGTGGCAAGATGAAGTTGAGCAGACAAGACAGAGGATTGTTGCTCTCAATAATGCGATAAAAGAGAACGCCATAGTGCAAGAGGCGGCAGCTCACGCAAGTGTTACCATTGCCGCTGAGACAAAGGCAACTGAAGAGCAAATATTAATCGATTACGTCAACAGGCAGCGAGAGATCAACGCAGAATATGATGCTCAGGAAGGCGAGCGGTTGCAGGCTACTAGTGATAACAAGGTCAATCACACATTAGAGTTATTTGAGAGGCTGGATGCGATCAAGGCGGAGAATAGAGAAAAAGAAGTGAGGCTGGAAGAAGAAAAAAACAAAACAATCAAAGCAGGTGTGCGAACATTAGGTCAAGATTTGTTGACCTTATCTCGTTCATTCGGCAAAAAAGGTTTTTTAATTGCTAAGAGAATAGCACAAGCAAACGCTATTGTAAAAGGTGCTGAAGCGGCTGTAGCGGCTTGGAATGCGGGAATGAGTGTTGGGACTGGGCCAGTTGCACTGGCAGCAGCCTTTACATTTATGTCAATCTCTGCATCAGCAACAGCGGCACAAATCCAGCAGATTGAACAGCAGAAATATGCTAAGGGTGGCGATTTTATCACAGATGGGCCACAGTCAATATTGGTTGGTGATAATCCAGGAGGTAGAGAGCGAGTCACAATTACACCTATGAGTTCACCAAATTATAATGGGCCACAAGGTGGCGACAATACAGACATCATTAATGCAATTGAGCGGCTGAACGAGACAATAATTGATAACAGGACAATCGTAAATGTAGAGGCAAAAACAATTGATCCGGTAAAAGTTTATGACCTGGCACAAACAGGGCAACGGATAGCGAGCGATTTCTAATGAGCATAAAAATTGAGGTCGGTTTTGTCCAGTCTGATTATTCCTGGCTGGCAGATAGCCGGTATACAGTCGAAGATAATTACATAAAAAAAATTACATTCGGCAGTAAAAATCTTGATGATTATAATGTTTTCCTCACAAGACCACAACGAGTCAATGTGACAATTTTTTCTCACAACTCAACATCAGCCAGAATGCTGAGAGCATTACTGCTCAGTGTTAACACGGTCAATGACAAAAATCTATTACGGAACGAATTCAAAATATTTAAAAACAATGAAGGCATTTTTGTTGGAGTTTGCGATCTTACATCAGTTCAGTACAACAATCTAACAAAAGAAATATCTTTTACACTTTACGACAGATTAAAACTTATTAACCTATACTCTGATGACACGACAAAAAGATTCAATGATGGCGGTATCAATAAAGAATCGTTTCTGCGAGGGACACCAGCCGATTTAATGTTGCGATACATTGCAGCACTTGAGCTTGATTCACAGAGATTTATTGATTTTACCGCAACTGCGACAACACCGTCACTACAAGTGGGTGGTATTGATCCGGGGGACTCAACAGAAATTATTGGATCTGAATTGATATATAAAGGACAAAATGAGAAAGAGTGGCTGACACTGAACAACTGGACTAACTATATCCCAAGAACAGATCCGCCATTTTGGCCTTTTGTTTATCATGACCACAAGCGATATTACATGATCAGGGATGCTGGCGAGCTAGGTATTCAGATATGCTGGTTCACGACTCAGTTGTTCACACAGAGTACAACCGGCTGGTCGGAGTATATAATTGCACAGAGGATCGAATGTACGCAAATCCGCATCCATAATCTGGTAGTGTCAGAGGAGCGGTTCTCGTATATCAATCCAGAGTTTCAAACATTGGGAACAGACGACACAGAAGAGCTTGCATTGAGAGTTATTAGATTCCGGAACAGGGGTTGGGATGAGTTCCTTGCTTGGTGTGCAGAATGGTCAGTTCCGCTATATGGCAACGATGTGGATGTTACACCAGATCCAAATATCTGGCGTTCTAATGTTATTTCTGGTGACTATTCAAGTGGTGGATCACATATAGCAATTGCAGGACAGCGGATCCCATCCGGACATGGCTCATCAAGATACTATATTTTTTGGGATGAGACACCGACAGATGATGTGTTTGTTCCGAGAGTATTCTTCTGGGGAGAGGTTTTCGAGCCGGTGCTAACAATGGGCAAATATTTTGTGTCAAAAATTAGTGAAGCATTGCCAACATTGCCGAGTATGTTTTCAAACTTACAGCCCGACACGCCAAAGCTGTTAGACATGATCAAGTGTATTTTGCTTTATTACAATAATTTCCTTTTTTGCGATGGTGACGGTAGAGTGATAATGCAGGATAGAGAACTGTCAATGACACCTATTGAGATCCCGTTAAGCTCAATTATTGCTCAATACGAGATATCAGGGTTGACTAATTACATATTCCCTGATAAAAATCTTTTGCCGATATCTGGTGATGACA